ATTAATTCTTGTAATTCTTTAAGAGCTTGAAGTAATCCTACTTTATCTGTTGTTGAAATATTAGAGTTAGTAGTAATATTATTATTTAAATTTTTAATAATTACTTCAACTCTATCTACTAACATAAGAGGATCTTGAGCTTGTGCTTCATTTATAGTAGTAGATTCAAATAATTTATTAAAAAATGCTTTTAATTTATCATGTAAAGCTGAAGCTTCGTCATCAGATAATTTTTTAGCTGCTTTAGCCATCACTGCTGTGATTTTATCATACATGTCCTGTACTTTAGCTTGGTCAGGTTCTTCAGCTAAGAAGTCCATCATTTTTTCAGCTTGAGCATCTCCGATATCTCCACCTATGTCTTCTTTAACTTCTTCTTTTTCTTCACGTACACCTTGATCAGCGTACATTTTACAATAACTTATACTAACTTCATCACGGTTACCTTCATCATCTACACGATAGCATGTATATCCATCATCACTATAAACGTATATTTTTTCAGATTCGTTTAATGTTTTTAATCTAGCATAAGATCCTAACTTATTTTCTGTTAGGAATTTTTTCATATCAAAATTGTCTGCCATTTTATTTTAGTTTTGTCGATTTTAAAAATAAGGATTTAGTGGATTCTTTAATTTGCTGGATTGATTTTTCAGTATATTTTTTATATTTCAATCCACCCTCACTCTCACTTAATTCACTTTGTAAGCGATTCATATATTCGAATAAACGATTAATTTCGTTTACTTTTTGTTTTACTTGTTTAACTGCACTATGGAATTGTTCTGGTTTAGTACGTGTTTTAGATTCGTTTCTAAAACGAGCATATCCTTCTTTTAAATACATACCAGTTAACTTTCTTAGCACTTTAATAATTTCTTCTCTTGAAGCTCCTGGAGTATTCATCCATTGTAAAAATACTTCTTGAGCGTCTGGTGACAAAGTACCGTTTTGTTTAGCAGCTTGTAAGTAAGTTAAGATTTCATCTGTATTATTATCTGATGTTTCATTCATCATTGATGCTCTTCTTTTAATTTCTCCTTTATCCATATAAGGATTATTTTCACCTTGTCCTTTTAACATAGTGATTGCTCTATCAATTTTATTTAGCATACCTCCGTATCTATTAGCAATTGGACCACCTTCTGGTTCTGCTTCTTGTTCCATATCCATCATTAATTGATTTCTCTGTCTTAAAAGTGCTTTAATTTTATCAGCATTTTTAATAGCTTTATAATCAGGATTGATTGTTTTTACAGGTTCAGGTTTTGGTAGAGATTTTTGATATGCCGCTGCTCTTACTTTCATTAAAACAGGATCATTAGCATCTATTTCTTTTACTTTATCTTCCCATAATTCTTTATAATCCATAGCCTTAGACTTACGATTAGGAATTGATGGAGCTGCTTTCCAATCACTTGGAGTACCTTTGTTATCACGTTTACCAAAAGCATATTTGGTAGCTACACCTGCACCATCACCAGCAGTGACAGAAGCACCAGTACCAGTACCTGATATTTCTTTTCTAAGAGCAGTGGCTAATTCCTGTTTTAGTTTCTTTTTATCCATTTACTTTTTTAATTTCTTCAGCTAATTGCTGATATTGAAGTAATGTTACTAAATGTTCATCTTTTACGGATGATTTAGTAGATATCGGTTTAATCAGCGTTATAACTTCGTTTAACTTGATTTCAATTGTTCTATCATTAACTTGTTTAACTAAATCAGTTAGTTCTTTTTTAACTTTATTTAGGTTCTCATTAATGAATTCTTTCAGGTGTTCAGGATTAGAGATATTATTGATAAATTCTTTAAGAACTAACTTTTGTCTATCACTTAGATCAGAATATTTGGAATTGAATTTCTCAATTAACATTCTGTACGCTAATATGCGTATATTTTTGTCTTCTTTATTGAAACTTTTAAGTTCATCCGAATCATTATTTTCAATTAATTGTTTTTTCGTGATGTGTTCCATAATGGTAAGCTTATTGATCACGATTTGTTTCGGTTCAATAAACTTATTTTCCATTGCTGCTTCAAATAATGTATAGGCGGCGGCTAATGTTTTGTAGTTATTTACTTTTGATTTAAAGAAGCTTTCTAGATTATAATGTTTCTTAATTTCTTTAATTAAGTTATATTTTTCCTTAAGTAATTCTTCTTTTTTTAATTTTTTAGCTTGATCAACAATGGCATTAATTAAAGACTCAGCTTTACCCTCACTTAGGCGAGGTGCAGTTAATACTGTATGATAAAGTTTATGTTCTTTTGCCAATTCACTGTTAGTAAAAAATTTTTTTACAATTTTTACTGCTTTAGAATCAGTATTAGCCAATGTATCAGATGCAATTTGACGCACTAATAGTTCAAATAATACACCTGTGTTACGAAATTTGTTATGTTTAATACGCATAATTTAGTATAATGATACTACCTATAAATATGTAGTTTATTTGATTTCATCGCGAATGTTATCTTCATTTAACATATCGTTTTCAAATAATGTTGTTTTACGACTAACTGGTAGCTTCTCAAACATTTTTTTATTTTTAAGAAATGTTTCTAACGCAAGAGGTGAGCCACCTTTCCATTGAGTTTTTGCTAAAACATCTTCTTGATCAGTACCTGCTGAACGATATGTTTTAGACCCAAGACGATCTTTACCAAATGCGTTATCTTGTCTATTGATATTTGATACAGATTTTTTTGGACGGCCAACTAGATGTACAGGTTCGTTTGGATTTTTCTCATCATATCCTATTGGTACTTCACCATCTTTTCTACCCTTACCATACGCTGTTGCTAATTGGTGTGGTGTACCATATACTTGACCTGTTTCTAATGGATCATTACCTTCATTTTCAATTTGATCTAGTCTAAATTTACGTTTTTTATCTTCAGCCATCAAATCACGATATTCATCATATTGATCTTGACTAAAGTGGAATAAATTATCATAGATCCAATCTGTTGGTAACAAATTATTTTCCATGATTTGAGAAGCTAAGTCAACTTTTTCTTTCATCAACGCTACACGCTCTTGATCATATATAATTGATGGTGTAGTTAATGATAATTCAAAATTAGTTAACATTTCACCATCATATCCCTGAGTATATAGATGTACTAATGCTATTTTGGTTAATTCAGATAATAATATTCTTTGGATACGTTCCACTGTACGAGCGAAACGAATATCTTCAGCGGCTAATGTAGCTTTACCTGTTAAATCTTTTTCATATCCCATGAACGCTTTAGGTATCTTAAGAGCAGCGAATAATTTGTCTCTTAAATAAGCAACGTCCTCAATACCATTATATTCTAATCCTTTTGCTGTTTCAATACGAGTACTTTGATCATTACCACGAACAGGAATATAAAAATCCTCCATCATGTTCATCATATTGTACTTTAAATTATATTGACCTGTGGTTGGATCTACAAATGGTACTTTTTTAAGTTTTTGTACTGTTTTTTGCATAAATGCTTCTACCTCATTTGGTGGAATAGCACCTACGTTCATATAAAATATTCTTTTTTCAGGAGCGCGAACAATACGATGTATTAACATCGCATCTTCCATCAAAATCATTTGTTTAAATATCTTACGACCTGGTTCTAGATAACTTCTACCATAAGGAAGATAATTGACATCACTTATTAATCTAAAGTGAGCCATTTCATAGTTTTCAAAGTAAATATCTGATGTAGATGTACCTAAAGCATATTGTGTTTGAGGAGCAGTTATACCAGATACACTTGTTGGATCATATTTAAATCTAATATAGTTTGGATTATTAATATCAGTTCCTTCTTCACGTATGATTGAGTAAGCTGAGAATGGTATTACATTATATACACCAAATTTTTCAGCTATTTCTAATTTAAGATAAAAATCTCCATACTTACACATGTTACGAGCCCAACTCCATAAATTAAATTCAAGATTTAACACATCATAAAATAAATTATAAAGTATTTTCTGAATATTTTCATCACTAGAGCGAATATGAAGCATTTCTCCATGTTCATTTTTTAAAGTACACTCATCAGCTATAATATCAAGTGCTGAAGCTACAATAGCGTCAGTATCCATTGCTTCATAATCAGTATAAAGTTGTACTCTTAATGTTTGGTAGTTATAAACGTTATTTACGTTATAAATCCCAGCACCAGATGTTGTATATATTTTAGTGAATCTATCAACTAACGCGTTAGTTTGTAAGGTACCTAATGATTGAATACGATCTGTATCTATTACTCTTAATTCGTCTCCACCTACATTTCTAATAACGACGTCTGAGGAGAATAAACGTTTAAGATTGTTAAATAATCCCATAATTTGTTTGTATATGTTATAAATATTTGTTTATATCAACCAGCTGATATCTTCCATACCTCCATTACCTGTATCCATTTGCCATGGATTTTGTTGGAGTGGAGATTGTGGGTTGTATGTATTCGGACCGGAAATATATGATACTTTTCCTATTCCTCCAAGTGAAGCTCTAGTTAAATCCATTCCTGTTTGTTGAAAACGTAAAGCTGTGTCACGTAAAAACATACCAATACCAAACGCCATTACTAAATCGTCATTATATCCATCAGTAGCTTGAGCTTTTCCATTTTTCCAAATAAATGTTCTTAATTCTTCTAATGAACGACGTGATTGTATAATACAAGCTCTGTCTCTCATATATGCTTCTAATTTAGAAACAACTAATGGACGTGTTTTAATAGTATTTGAGAAACCAGGCACTAAATTATTTTCATTTCTGTTTAAGAAATTATCCATTGTTATGTTTGTAGTATCTGATTTAGATGAGTAATACATATTTTTATATCCTCTATCTATAATAGTTTGAACTGTATCCCATCCTATATTATTGTTTTCAACTACAAGTAATGCTTCATTATATTCAGTAGCTAATGCTACAAGCATATGTCCATAGTCTCTAGTTCCAACTTGACCTTTATATTCTGCTACTTGTTTTGCTTCCATTATATCAATAACATGACATGCTGAATAGTCTTTACCATCTCCTCTTGCCACGTCAGCTACAACCATATAATTTTTTGAGTAGTCTGGATATTCCCATTTCCATAAGTTACCATCAAATCCAGTTTTAGAAACAGGATCTGCTTGGTAGGTTTGAATATACCAATTTAAAATATCAGGTTCAACAACTGTATCACCTGATGTACTAAAATCACAATCACATTCTTGGGCAGCATTTCTAAGACCTAAAATAGCATCTTGTTCATCTCTCCATTTTTGAGTTCTTTCAGGATGTACAGTCCATGGTAATTTAATAGATACAAATCCATTTTTTCCTTCTTCACCACCAATAAATGTTCTATGAAACCAGTTACCTGTACCATAAGGAGTTGATATAGCTACACATTGTCCTCCTGTAGCTAAAGTTTGTTGCGCAGATGCAAATATCTCATCAATACCTTCAATAAAAGCAGCTTCATCTAGCAGCAGTAGTGATACTGCTTCAGATCTACCTGCATCTCCAGTAGCGCCAATAGCTTTAATTTGAGACCCATTAGCTAGTTTTAAACTTAATTTATTATTTTCTGTTGCTTTTAATTTTAACCATGTTGGTAAGTTATCATAGGCAAATTTTACTTTTGTAACCATGTTTTTAGCAGTTTCCTGCTTAGTAGCTATACAAAGTATATTTTTATCTTTATTAAATAACATTAACCAAAGTGAATAAGCAGATGATAAAGTAGATATACCTAATTGTCTTGACTTATTAACAACATTATATTTATTCTTTTTAAATTGATTTAATACTCCTTCTTGAAATGGATATAAATTAAATTGGATACGACCACGTTGTGGGTGTTGAATCCAATAATACTTTTTCATAAAATAAACAGGATCTGTAGCACATTTAATATATTCCTGCTTAATTATATCTTTAATATTTTGTTGATCACTCATGTATATAAATATATAAAAGAAAGTCTAACCTTACGGGGTTAGACTTCAGAGCCATAATACTGAGACTATAGCGGGGGTTGTTCCTAAGGTAGAACTATTTTACAAGTAAAAATGTTAAGCCAGCTATTGCTAATCCAGCTCCTATTTTACCTATTTGGGCGCGTATCTTAAGTTTATGATTTTCTAATTGGAGTGTTTTATGTT